ACACTTACTGGTATGCCTCAAGAAAGTGTTTATTTCTCAAAGCGTGGAGAAAAAGGTGCAAAGTCTGATGTCAAGACAGTTCCTTGGAAGGATCGTTATACCTTCAATAATGAGGGTTATACTCTTATTGGTGTAAATTGTGGTTTGGTTAAGACTCTTAGTGATAAGGGTGCAGAAGTAAACGATATTCAGCGTTTAACTCCATTCGATGCTTGTACATACATTGAAGAGAATTTGAAGGATGGGGAATCTGTTTATATTCGTGGCAACATTGAATATTCTCATTATGCAAATCAGGCAGGAGAATTACAACATAATGCTAAGTTGGTTGTGACACAGGTTTCTCTATGCAAGCCTGTTGATTTTGAGGTTGATGGATTTGCTCCAGATGCTCAATTCACTCAACCGTTTGTATTTATGGGTATCCGAAAGGAAGCTCCCAATTTTGCAATTGAAGCAAAAATTGTAAATTATGCAACTATTGAAGATACTGAATTTGTTGTTGAAAATGAAAAACTTGCAACCAATTTGCGCAAGGGCTTGAAGCCTTTCAATAGTATCAAAGCTTGGGGGAATATCCGAACTGTTAAGAATACTGAAACTGTTGAAGTTGAAACAGATGACTCTGATGGTTGGGGCGACAAGAACGCCATGGATAGGGTTACTGGTCAATATCGCAAGGCTTTTATCATTACCGGCGCTGAACCTGCGTCAATTGAATCTGAATTATATTCTGAGGATTTGATGGAAAAGGCTGTTGCTACCATGAACGCAAACGAAAATGCTAAGAAAGATTTTGGTGATGGTGGTGAAGAGGATTGGGGTAGTGGTAAAATTGAAGGCAAGAAAGACGAATCTTCGGATGATGCGTGGTAGAAGGTAAAATATGAAAAAATTAACTTTTAAATATGCCGATGAAGATTTTGATGTTGTTAGTATTGTCAATGGAAAAGATCATGAAGGTGAAGACGAACTAGATTTATTAAAACAATGTTTCGTTTTTCTTCTTAGGAAGCTAGACTATACTGATGATCAAATCAATGATGTGGTTAGAGTGGATTAGGGTGTAAATTAAATAAAATCCGTACAATATTAGTTATTTTTGGTTAATATTGTACGGAGGATAAGTTGAGGTTTATAGTTAAAGAAATACCAGGAATTTATTGTATCGAAAATATTGTAAATGGAAAAAAATATACTGGTAAGGCTTATCATATTTATAGACGATGGAATGCCCATAGGAATGAATTAAACGGCAATAGAAGTCGTTGTGAAGTATTACAAAGAGCTTGGAATAAATATGGAGAAGAAAATTTTCGATTTACTATTTTGATTATTTGTGAAAGATCAATGTTGAATGATTTAGAAAAATTTTTTATAAAAAATTTACATTCGCATGTTTCAGAAGGCGGTTATAATATTGCTTGGGGTGGGCAATCTTCTTTTGAAGGCAGACATCATACGGAAGAGTCAAAACAAAAATTAAGAGAAGCACATATTGGCACAACAATGTCTGAAGAAGCTAAACAAAAAGACAGAGAGTCAAATATGGGTGAAAAGAATGGATTTTTTGGTAAACATCATACCGATGAAGCAAAAGAAAAAATGTCCCAAAGAAGAGAAAGCATAATTGGTGATAAAAATCCAGCATATGGAAAACATTATAATCAAGGAATTCAAACAAATAAAAATGCAAAAAATAAATATGTTGGTGTTCGTAAAAGGAAAGGAAAAACATATTCAGCAAGAATACATTACAACGGAGAAGAAATATATCTAGGATCTTTCAAAACAGAAGAGAATGCTGCAAAAGCTTATAATGAAGCAGCATTAAAATATTATGGCGAAGATGCCAAATTAAACATTATAAATGAAGAAAAGGATGAATAAAAAATGGATTATAAATTAAATAAGATTCAAATTGCTTTTGAAAATTATCGTTATTACCTTCGCGGTCAAAAGAAATCTGGCAAGACAACGCTCTTTCGAGATTTAATTCTTCAGTATTACAAGAACCCCGCTAATGGTCTTTTGATCAGTTTCGGCAACGAACTTGGGTATAAAAGCTTAGACAATTTGTATGCTGTTGAGGCACCAGATTGGGCATCTTTTATTGAAATCGTTGATGATCTAGTTGAGAATAAAGACCAGAATACGTTTAAGATGATATGTTTCGATACAGTGGATGAGTTTGTTTCCATCGCTACTGAAAAAGTATTGAAAATTCATTACGCTCGCAAAGGTGAAAAATGTGATACTCTCAACCAAGCGCTCGGCGGATTTTCTGCGGGGCATGTAAAAGTTCAAGAACTTATCAACGACCAAATGAAGCGAATTGAATCTGCTGGATATGGTATGATGTTTTTAGGTCACTGCAAAATTCGTCAAATCAAGGAAAAGGGTTCTGCTAATGAGGATGGTTATTCTCAATTGACTTCAAATCTTGATGCTCGCTTTGATAGTATTTTTGCTGACAAGGCCGACATCATAGCCACGGTATTTTCTGAAAAAAGTGTTGAAGATAAGAAACTTTTGAATACTCAACGCTATATTTACTTCCGTAGCGACAATTTTGTTGAAGCCGGTTCTCGTTTCGCAAATATGCCAGAGCGTGTTGAATATGGCGCTAAGGAATTTATTGATGCTGTTGAACAAGGTGTGAAGTCATCTTTCTCAACACCAGTTTCCGATAAAGATCTTGAACGAATGAAGAAAGAAGAATTGGAAAGTCGAAAGAAAAAAGCTGATACCTATGTCGCTAAAGCAAAAACTGGTAGCGTAGAAGACGCAGAGACTCTTCATTCCGTAGAAGATTACATCAATTTGATTGATAAAGAAATCGCATCTCTTGATAAAGAGGGAAAACGTCAAAAACAAGAAGAGCTTAAGGAACACAATG